ATCCGTTTTAAAACATGTAAAGTCTTTATATACCTTAAAAGTTAGAACAGATGAAGGTTTTGAAATTACAGATGACTTTATTGATGAGTTTCTTGAAGAATCTAATAAAGTTCTTTGTGGCAATATATTTTATAAACCTGAAGAACAGCTCCATATGGGAGATCATATGTTTATAGGTAGAACACGCATCCTTCGTAATGCTGTTGATAATATTTTTCATATGTACTCGCAAAAAAAGACAGTAGACAATAGAAGAGGTGAAAGTTATTCAATACCTAAAGACCCAACGCTTTGTGAAACTACTAAAGGCAACTGTGCAGAGGCCATTTTAGCCAGGGCAATTTGCAGAGAAATTAATAAAGAATTTGTTACGTATTCAAAAAGTGAAGAGCAGGAATTTTTTCTTAAAAACATTAAACATTACGATATAAACAAATTTGGAAGATTTGTAGCTAGATGGAATCATAATGATATAACTTTTACCAATCAGTTTGATTGGGAAAGATACTGCTTAAAAAAGTATGGCAAGTTAAAATAAGTGATTTCTTAATGTTTATTTGTGATGATAAAAAATTTATTTTTTTGCATGTGCCTAAAACGGCGGGTACATCTATACATATTTATTTAAAAGATTATTATGGTTTACAAGGCAACGAAAGACTTGATCCTCCACCCGACTTACACCATAAAAAAGTTGAAGATATTTTAAAAGAAAACTCAAATTATAAAAATTATTTTAAATTTTGCGTTGTTAGAAATCCATTTGCTAGGTTATTTTCTGCTTATAAAGATTTTAGATTTCAAAGAGGTCTAATTAGTGTTGATTTTGATAAGTTTGTACTTAATGAGTTTGTAAAAAATTTTTCTAATGATGTTCATTTTATACCACAACATAACTTTACTCATGTTAATGATAAACTTTTTGTTGATAAAGTTATTAAATATGAAAATTTAGAAGAAGTTTCCAAGTGTTTTAAAAAAATTGGAATTGAGTTTAAAGGTTTATCGTTACATAGAGAATCTAGTCGCCCAAATGAATCATATCATGCTCACTACAATGATTCTATGACTAGAATAGTTACAGATTTTTATAAAAAAGATTTAGAATTGTTTAATTATACATTTTGAAATGATTGGCTTGGTTTTATCTCATATATTTGTAAGACCGAATGAAGAATATAAATTTGATTGGGTTTATAATAGTGTAGAAAAATATAAAAAATTAAATAAAAATTTTTATATTGTTTTATGTGGCCATGGTGAGGAACCGCCCAAAGATTTACAGAATAAATTAAACCAAGTTTTCTGGCTAAAAGAAATTAAAGAAGACGAGCTTGGAAGAGGCCATCCATATTTTTGCATAAAAGGCTTTGAAATGTGCAAATCTGCAGGATGCGAGTACACATTGAAAAATAGATCGTGTGACTATATAGAAAACACAGATATTTTTAATCAAAAGTTAGTTGTTACAGAGCAAACAGACTTAAATAAAGGTATCATCGGAGATTTATTTATGTACGGCAAAACTAATTATTTATTAGATTGGTGGACAGCTAAAGAATGGGATTATACTACAAACGGATTGACAAATCTTTTTGTAAATATGCCAAAAGATTTTAAAGAAAAAGTGGTTTACATAACTCCACAAAATTTAGGTTGGAAAAGCTATGAATTTAATCAGGGTTATTGGGGACAAAATAAATATGAATATTATGGAGGAGTAGGTCTTAATGAAATTAATATCGCATAGAGGTAATTTACTTGGAAAATCAAAGTACGAAAACGATCCAAATCAAGTTGAATCAGTTTTGCATATGGGGCATGATTGTGAAATAGATTTTTGGTTTGTAAATAATAAATATTATCTTGGTCACGATGAACCAGTTTATGAAGTTAAAAGAAGTTTTCTACAACAAAAAGGGCTATGGATTCACTGTAAAAATTTAGAAGCACTTGAACAAATTCCTTCCAAAACTAATTATTTTTGGCATCAAAATGATGATTTTACTTTGACTTCTAAAGGATATATTTGGACTTTTCCAGAAAAAAATGTTGGAAAAAAATCAATAATAGTTGATAATAGCTCAGACTGGAGAGAAAAAAAATATAACTGCTTCGCAGTTTGTTCGGATTATATTTTATGAAAAAAGCAATAGTAACAGGGGTAACAGGCCAAGTCGGTTCTTATATGGCGGACTTTCTTCTTAAATTTACAAATATTAAAGTGTACGGAGCGATACGTAGACTTAGCGTCCCAAATCATAAAAATATTGAGCATATCAAAGATCCCAACTTTGAACTTATTGAGATGGATTTAGGCGATGAGCACAGCATTTTTACCACTATTCAAGAAATTAAACCAGATTATTTTATAAATTTTGCCGCAAACTCTTTTGTTGGCAACAGTTGGCATATGCCAGTTAATCATTTTGATACAAACACTCTTGGCATTATGCGACAGCTTGAAGCGATTCGTAAAATTTGTCCAAATTGTCGTTATTATAATGCAGGGTCTTCAGAGGAGTTTGGTGACGTCATGTATAGCCCACAAGATCTAAAACATCCACCAAGACCCAGAAGCCCTTATGGAGCGTCTAAAGTTGCCGCAAGACAAATTGTAAAGGTCTGGCGAGATTCTTATAACTTATTTGCGGTTCAAGGTTATCTTTTTAATCACGAATCAGAGCGCCGTGGCGAAGAATTTGTAACTAGAAAAATCACAAAAAATGTAGCACGAATCGCCAAATCTCTACAACTTGGCGATACAGACTTCAAACCACTTGAGCTTGGTAATGTTGATGCTAAGAGAGACTGGAGTCATGCGGAAGATTTTGTTGAAGCCGTTTGGTTGATGCTTAATCAAGATAAGCCAAAAGATTATCTGCTTGCTTCTGGAGAAACTCACAGTGTTAGAGAATTTGTAGAACTCGCTTTTCATAATGCTGGCATCCAAGGATATTGGTCTGGTGAAGGTGTTGATGAAGTTTATAAACTGAGAGGAGAAGTTCCTGTTGATATCACCCTAATGAAAGTCAACCGAAATTTTTATCGCCCAGCAGAAGTTGATTTGCTTCTTGGAGATCCTTCTGAAGCAGAAAAAGAATTAGGTTGGCGCAAAAAGATTGACTTTGAAACATTAGTGTGCAGAATGTGCGAACATGACTTCAAAGAAATTAACGCCACATAAGAGGCGACAACTTACTATAGGCAGACTCATTGATGTTCCTAAAACCCAAAAGCGATTCTTTTGGGCTAGGGAAATGAAGATATTTAAAGACCTAGAATCTAGGTATTCTCTAGATTTCTTAGAAATTGTTACTTTTCCTAAGAAATACGATAGCCTAGCTTACTTAGTATCTAAAGAGCTAAAAGATACAATGGACAGAAAATGGCGTAATTTTAACTTTAAAGTTGACTTATCTAAGTATGATAAATATCCTTTAGGAGAAAAAAGTGGAAAAGATTATATCCACACAGATAATAAACCAAAAAATACAAAAGATTTATTTAAATGAGTGATAAAGATTCAGAAATATTAGAAAAGTTCTTAAAAGACAAAAAAGGACATCATTATAACTTCGAAGAGTCAATTGACTATAAAGCATCAAGCGGTTCTCTTCAGCTTGATTTAAACCTAAACGGAGGTTTTGGCCCAGGATTACATAGATTTGTTGGCATGAATGAGGGCGGAAAGACTTCTGCAGCTTTAGAAGTGATGAAAAACATGTTAAACACTCAAAAAGACGCAAAAGGCTTCTATATTAAGGCTGAAGGTCGTTTATCTAATGAAATGGTGGCTCGTTCTGGTATAAAATTTGTATACGACGCAAAAGAGTGGGTTGCTGGCACTTGCTTCGTGTTTGAGAGCAACATTTACGAGGTAGTTGTTGATGCAATCAAAACTTTAGTTGAGCAAAATGAAGATAAGTATAAGTATTGTTTCATACTAGATTCTGTAGATGGGCTCATATCACAACAAGATATTGATAAATCTTTTTATGATTCTAACAAAGTGGCTGGTGGGGCAGTAATCGCAGCCAACTTTATGAAAAGAATGTCTATTTCCCTTGCAAAAAGGGGTCATATGGCCATTTTTATTAGTCAAGTAAGGGCAGACATCAAATTAGATCCATACACAAAAGCTCCGATACGTCAGACGTCAGCAACAGGTGGTAATGCATTGCTTCACTTTGCTAATTATATTATGGAATTTGAGCCACGATTTAAATCTGACATGATTTTACAAGACCCAGCGAAGAAGCAGCCAGACCCCAAGACTAATCCAATTATTGGTCATTGGGCTAAAGTTACGATTAAAAAATCACCCAACGAGAAGACTAATAATACCATTATGTACCCTATTAGATACGGTAGAACTGGTGGTAAGTCAGTTTGGGTAGAGAAAGAGTTAGTAGATCTCCTCTATATGTGGGAGTTTGTTACTAAAAAAGGAGCTTGGATTACAATTGGTGAAGAATTTAAAGAACTTGTTGCTGATATTGTCCAAGATTTGCCAGAAAAAGTTCAAGGAGAGGCTAACTTGTTTAAAATGGTAGAAGAAAATGAAGATCTTTCTAAATTTTTAATTAATTATTTTAAATCTAATATTGGTGAACTTTAAAACTTTATATGGTAAGGAAAAACCTTTAAGAAATTCTCATAGGTACAAAATTAAGTGGAATGGCAAGTCTCGTAGCAAATTTCAACGCACAGTAAAGACTTTTTTGTATCCATATTGGCAATATGACGTTGTTTTCGAGGAATTTAGGGTCTTGGGGACTCAATTAACGCTTGATTTTTATAATCACACTAAAAAAATTGCCATAGAGGTTCAAGGAGCTCAACATTTAGAGTTTGTTAAGCATTTTCACAAGACTAGAGCTAATTTTTTACGTCAAATACGCAGAGATGATAAAAAAATGGATTTTTGCGATTTAAACGATATAAAATTATTACAAATATATCCAGAGGATAAATTATCTGAAGAATTTTTCGCAAAACTTTTAGGGTAGTGTAAAATATTTTGATGGATAAACCAAAATTTAAACAATTTTCGCTTCCAGAAAAAATTTTAAATCAGTTATACGAGTTAACTGGGGGCTCAGAATCTTATAAAGGATTTATAATAGCTTATTCTGACGAAAATGGAACTCCAATTATTTACACCAATTGTGACTCACAAATTACTGAAAGTGGTCTTATAAGATCTATAGAAAATTATTTATCAACATATTCTGAAAATAATTTTGAAGTTACAGACGACGCTTGACATTTCAAAAAAGTCATCTACCATCAGCCCTTAATGATTTATAGTTTAGAAATAGAAAAGCAGGTTCTAGCTGCTTTTATACAAAAACCTAAAATATTAGTTGATTTTATTCATCTTATCAATGAGTCTGATTTTTATGATGGATCCCTTTTGCACAGAACACTGTTTTGTGTTTTAAAAAGGGCTTGCGAGCAAGATGAATCC